GGAGTATGACCTACACACTGCAATCCGTCCCATACAAGACCGCATACGACCTCGAAATCCGTCATCAGGTCTACCTGCGCGGCGATATCATGGTCTGGCTGACCTGGAACCTGATCACCGGGCGGCCCTCGATGGTGCTGACGCCGGTCGACAAGATCATCAGCCACGAGCGGTGTGTGCCTTGCGTGATCCCGCTGGATACAGCCTGGCGCTGGAGCCGCGACCACTGGTTCAATGAGAACTCGCCAATCCTGCAGGCCGCCCGGTTCCTCGCCAACCTGGGCTTCAACCCCCACAACAAGAAGTCGGTGATCCGGTTGCTCGGCATCATCAACGACTATCTCCCCGAACTTATCGCCATGCCGCCCTTGCCCACGGACCGGCGGGAAATCGCAGCCGATGCCCTGATCATCGACAACTCGACCGGAAAGGTCACTCACAAGGAGATCAGGGACTATGCGTGACGATCCAGATGTAATGACGGTCGCCACATACGGGGGCGCCAGAAACAACTCGCACCCCTTGGAGCGGGTGAAACATGCGTCCGCATCGATGCTTGGCAACATCGATGAAGCCATCCGGTCCAAGCTGGACAGCCCCGCCAACCAGGCGATCTGGAGGCGTCTGATCTCCTTCTATTGGTCCGAGATCGAGCGGCAGCGACCGTGGCGCCGCGAAATGGAGAAGGATGAAGCCTTCTACGACAACGACCAATGGGAAATGGAAGATGTGATGCGGCTGCAGGCGCGCGGCCAGGAGGCGCTGGTTTTCAACCTGATCGCGCAATCCATCAATTGGGTGATCGGCACCGAACGTCGCGGCCGCACCGACTACCGCATTCTGCCCAGGCGCGCCGATGCTGCTTCGGCGGCGGAGAAGAAGACGGCACTGATGCGATACCTGCGCGACAGCAACATGACCGAGTTCCATTGGTCCCGCGCCTTCTCCGAAAACGTCAAGGCCGGCGAGTCCTGGATGGAATGCGGTGTTCAGGACGATGACGAAGGCGAACCGATCTTCGAGCGTCACGTCAGCTGGCGCAACATGCTTTGCGATGCGGCCGCCACCGACTTCGACCGTGGGGATGCCAGGTTCATGTTCCGGGCCAAATGGGTGGACAGCGATTTCGCCCGGGCCACCTTCCCGGATCGCGTCGAAACCATCGACTCCGCGATCAGCCGGTTCCATGAGTATGGCCCCAGCCTCGATTTCTCCGGCGACAGCGCCATGGACAGCCTCGAAGAACAGGTGGTCCAGCAAACCAGCGTCAACACCGACTTTCCATCCTATTCCAGGGACCGGGTGCGCCTGATCGAGGCGTGGTTCAAGGTGCCGGAAGAAGTGTATCGGATGAGCGGCGGAGAATTCCGCGGCGAACTCTATGACCCGTGGAGCCCCGGCCATGTTGAACAACTCGAGTCCGGCAAGGCCAAGCTGATCAAGCGCGTCACCTACCGCATGTATGTGGCGGTGATGACCACCACCGGCCTGCTTTGGCTGTCCCAAAGCCCCTACCGGCACAACCGCTACCCGTTTACACCCCTCAGCGCCTACCGCAAGGCCGCCGATAACTCCCCCTACGGCATGATCCGCAACATGCGGGATGCGCAGCGCGACATCAACAAGCGCCTGTCCAAGGCCCAATACATCCTGAACAGCCGCGTCATCATCATGGACGAGGGTGCGGTCGAGGATATCGACGATCTCGAAGAAGAAGCGGCGCGACCAGACCCGATCATCGTCAAAAAGGTGGGTAAGGCGTTCGAGATGAGGACGGAGCGCGAATTGGCGGCGTCCCACCTCGAGTTGATGAGTTTGTCCACCAACATGATCCAGTCGCTTTCGGGGGTCACCGACGAAAGCTTGGGCCGCACCACCAACGCCTCATCGGGCAAAGCCATCATCGCCAGACAACAGCAAGGCGCCCTTTCCACGGCCCCGATCTTCGACAACCTGCGCATGAGCCGGCAGTTCCACGGGGAAAAGGTGCTTTCCCTGATCGAGCAGTTCACCACCGAGGAAAAACAGTTCCGCATCACCAACCAGCGCGGCAACCCCGACTATGTGACGGTCAACGATGGTTTACCCGAGAACGATATCATCCGGTCCAAGGCTGATTTCGTGATCTCGGAAACCGACTACAACGCCACGATGCGCCAGGCCGCCGTCGATCAGTTCATGGATTTGGCGGCCAAGATCGCACCAGTGGCGCCGCAGATCGTCATGGTCATGCTGGATCTTCTCATCGAGTCCATGGACCTCCCCAACGGCGAAGAACTCGTGAAACGGGTGCGCCAGATCACCGGCATGGAAGACCCGGACGCCGATCCCAACGCCCCTGATCCTGAACGTGAGGCCAGACAGGCGGCGGCGGCAGAACAGGCGCAGAGAGAAGCGCGCGCCCAGGAAGCCAACATCCGCACCATCGAAGCCAAGGCCCTGGAAACCGAGGCCAAGGCCGGGAAACTGGTCGCTGATACCGAGAAGGCCAGGGCCGATCTCCAGCGCATGCTGGAAACGCTGCCGCGCGAAAAGCTGGCGGACATGAAAGCCGCCTTGGAACTGGCGATCCAGATGATCGGCGCATCCCCCGCCGTCGATACCGCCGATGCCCTTCTCCAATCCACCGGAGCGCAGCCAGTCCCGGCGGCACCAATGCCACCGGCACCACCGTCCAGCACCATCGCCCCGCAACCACAACCCGCGATGCAACCCTGACTCAACCCTGAAAGGACCAACCATGTCAGAGAAGATTACACCGCCCGCCGACGATGATGTCGACCCGCTTGCCCCATTCGAGGATGGGGATGGAGAGGAGGATCTGTCGCACCTGCTTCCCAAGGACGATGTTTTCGAGGGCGACGAGTACGACGAAAGCGATCTCTCCCGCCTCACCGATGAGGAACGTGCGGCCCTCGAGGAATCCGACGATGAGGAACAGGATGATGAAGACGAGGAAGCGGATGAACAAGCACCCGCGTCTGCCACGGAAGTCGCTGCGGCTGCAGATGCTGCGCCGGCTGATGATGGCGAGGGTGCAGATGCTTTGCCGCCGCAGCCCGAGGTCGATGTAGATGCGGCGAAGGCCATCATCGAGAACGCCGAGGCCGAACGGAAGAAGCTGTTTGAGAAATACGAGGACGGCGAACTCACCGGCGAAGAATATCTCAATGCTCAAGCCGAGATCGCCGCCCGCGAAGCCGATGCTCGCGCCGATATCAAGCTGTTCAACGCATGGGAAGCATCGGTCGAACAGATCTCGACCGCCCGCTTTGAAGCCTACCGGGACAGCTTCAATGCGGCCGCCACCGAATACCTGACCGCCCATCCCGGTCTTGTCGATGAGGCCCACGTCAACGCCTATGACCAGCATGTCAAAGACATCCTGACCAACGACGCGCTTCGGTCGAAACTGGACCATGTTGGCATCCTCACCCTGGCCCACAAGCGGTATCTGATGGAGGCCGAAGCGCTGGGGATCAAGGCGCCACCGCTGGAAGCGGCGGCCAAAGCCGAAACACCGGAGCCGGCGGCCACCGAAAAGAAACCCGTGGCGCCGCCGCCGCCGACGAAGAAGCCGGAGTTGCCCCGGACCATCCAGAACATGCCTGCCAGCGATGTCGGACGTGTCCGCGATGACAGGTGGGGTCAACTTCAGGACAGGCTGGAACGCGCGAATGCGGCCGAGGCCGAGGCTATCATGGCTTCCTTGAGCCCGGAGGAGCGTGAAGCCTTCGCCTCCATGGATGTGTGACGGGGGCTGATGTGCTGCAACTGAAGATACGGCCTGGAACGCGCATCACAATCGGCGACGATATCGTGCTGGAGGTGGCGACAGACCCCAGGGACAGATGGGCGCTTCGGATCAGCGCGCCTGCTGACCTGCGCATCAGGCGAGTCAACTCGGGCGAAGAACCACCGCCCGAGCCAGACAAACACAACATATAGCCAAGTTCTTTCCAGCAACCACAACATATGGTAAAACCCTCGCATTGACTTGGTGCATGGATGCGCCGTCACGCAACTCAAATGCCGTGAGGGAACACCATGACCACCACCGTCATCGCCTGGGGCGATCCCAAAGCCCAAAAGAAATGGTCGACCAACCTCGCCGTTGATGTGAACCGCAAGGGCTACTTCTCTCGCAAGTTCGAGGGTCGCGGCGACAACAACGTGATCGAGGAAAAACTCGAAATCGCCTCCGACGCCGGCGATCGGGTCAGCTTCGACCTCTCCGTGCAGCTGCGCCAGCGCCCCACGTTCGGCGACAACCGAGTGAAGGGCAAAGAGGAACAACTCCGGTTCTTCACTGACGAAGTGATCATCGACCAGATGCGCCACCCGGTCTCCGCCGGCGGCAAGATGACCCGGAAACGGGTGATCCACGACCTCCGCAAGGTCGCCAAGGACCGGCTCTCCGACTACTGGCGCCTCTACCTGGACGAAATCAAGTTCGTCTATCTCTCGGGCGCTCGTGGCATCAACCCCGAGTTCATCGAGCCCGCTGACTACACCGGGTTCGCTGGCAACCCGTTGCAGGCGCCCGATTCCACCCACCAACTCTATGGTGGTGCGGCAACCTCGAAGGCCACCATCACCACCTCCGATGTGATGTCCCGCGCCGTGGCCGAACGCGCCATCGTAAGGGTGAAGATGATGCGCACCACCGATACCGATGCCTCCAACATGGTGCCGGTTGATGTGGATGGGGAAGCCCACTTCATCCTGCTGATGTCGACGTTCCAGGAACATCAGATGCGGAATTCGACCGCATCCGGTGAATGGCTGGACATCCAGAAAGCCCTGGCAACGGCCGAGGGTCGCAACAACCGCATCTTCAAGGGCGGTCTGGGGATGATCAACAACGCCATCCTCCACTCCCATGAGAACGTGATCCGGTTCAGCGATTACGGCGCCTCCGCCAACCTGCCGGCGGCCCGGGCGCTGCTGATGGGCCGTCAGGCCGGTGTCATCGCCTACGGCACCCCCGGCGGCCAGCGGTTCACCTGGAAGGAGGAGATGGAGGACTACGACAACGAGCCCACGGTGGTCGCTGGCATCATCATGGGCTTGAAGAAGACCCGGTTCAACAACCGCGACTTCGGTGTCCTCGCCATCGACACCTACGCCAAGGATCCGAACACCTGATCCCCTGCTGACCGCGCCGCCGAACCACCGGCGGCGCCAACCTCTCTGGCTGAAGGAACTTATCATGACCGTCTTTCAATCCGCGGTGGCGCAGGGCAAGCAGTTCTCCCCGGTGTCCTATGCCGCTGGCGTCCGCGTCTCCGCGATCTACGAATACACCGTCAGCACCAACTATGTGGCGGCCTCGGACAAGATCGAACTCGGCCTTCTCCCCGCCGGCGCCCGTGTCGTCGGTGCGCAGGTAATCGGCGAAAACCTGGGTTCGGTGACCGCCAACGTTGGCATCATGTCCGGCGAACCCGGCAGTTTGGACAACGCCCGGACTGTTGGCACCGAACTGTTTTCGGCGCAGTCGGTGAACAACGCCGAGGCCTCGGCGAC